TTTTGAGGACATTTGTGGCAAAGAGGAAGGCTATCAGTTAGCCGACTTTCACGAAGAATGGTTCGCCATGTCGGAGGAATACAACAAAACCTGCGTAATCGCTTCTCGTGACCACGGCAAGTCTGTCTTTTACCGAGTCTATTTGCTATGGAAAATGGCTTACAATCCCGGCACAGAAGTCCTATTCTTTTCACACAGTCAGCATCAGTCCATTGAACACATGGCGAAAATGAATGAATTGATTGAGTCAAATCCTGTGCTTTCGCATTTGAAACCCGCACGAGGATGGGCTAAACAGAAATTCAAAATGACAAACAAATCATCCATATCGGCTATGTCAGTCGGTAAGGCTGTGCGTGGCGCGCACCCTGACATCGTGGTGCTTGACGATATTTTGTCAAGCGAAGCATCAACCCAATTAGCACATATTGCTTCGTGGTTTTACACCGCTTTGTTGCCTGTGCTTCACCACTCGGCACAATTGTGCATTGTCGGCACTCCGTTCTCCTACACTGACCTTTACCAAGAATTGAAGGGTTTGAGTGGGTATCAAGTCCGTGAATATCCCGCCATTAGTGAGCAGACGGGCGACCCACTTTGGCCTGAGCGTTGGAGTCTTGAGGCACTACAAGGGCGAAGGAGTGAAATGACTTCAATTGCATTCACCCGTGAATACCTGTGTCGCCCAATTGCGAGCGATGCGAGCCTGTTCCCCGAAGATATGGTTGAGCCGTGTAAGGACTTGGAATATGCGTTTGAATTTGACCCCTACGCCGATCCTAACCGAGAGGATGTGAATTATTACATCGGTTGGGATCCTGCAATCAGTCCTGACCGTTCAGCCGACTACACCTGCATGGTTGTGATTGCGGTGGATGAAAACCGACACAAGCGTGTGATTTGGATGCACCGTGAAAAAGGAATGTCATTCAACGACCAAATTGACAAAATCATAGAATTGAACACTCGCTACAACCCCGTCATTGTGGAATTGGAAACCAACAATTTCGCACAGGCATTTCATCAAGTGCTGAAAGAAATCAGCGATTTGCCCATCAAACCATTCACCATGAGCCGTATGAAAAAAGAAGCGGTTATTCACACTCTTCAATTGCACTTTGAACAACGGCATTTGATTTTGCCCTACAAAGAGGACGGGGCTACACGAAGATTGATGGACATTTTGATAAACGAATTGTCCATGTTCACCATGTTGCCGAATGGTAAAATGGAGTCGCTTGGAAAACACGACGATACAGTTATTGCCCTCGCCCTTGCGGTTCAGGCTACGAAGGAATACAAAGACAGCATCGTGATTCTTGACAGCGAGGCTTGGACAAAACGAATAGGGTGGGCTGACGCATGAAAATTGAATGGAATCCCATGCTGAATACGATGGATAGTGCCATCCTCAAATTGTTGCCAAACAATCAGCAAATGGCTTCGGAGAAGGTTGCTGAAAAGACCAAAGAATTGGAAGAAGCAAAACAAGAGGAAGCCAAAACCACTCAACAAGAGCAACAACAAGAAATGCCACCTCAAGCGACAGCGGGTTCACAAATTCAAGGGTTTTCAGGAAACGAAAACGAAGGTATGCCGACAGACCAACCGGGAACAACCGCAACGCCAACGGTGGGAATAACACGCAGTTATTTCATGGACAATTTTGGCGCGAGTGGCGATCAAATAATCAAAATCATGCAGGAAAATGGCGAAGAAAGCATTATTCCTCGTTTAATCAATTTGTTGAAGCAGGAACAGGATGCTTTGCTCAAAGAATTCTCATGGTGGCGTGATAGTGATTGGGGACACATTGATGTCCGTGATAACGATTTCAATATGCTCGCTACGCATGGTGAACGCTTGGAATTCCTGTTTCGTAAAGCGGTTGTTTCGTCACGAAACGCTGATGAAGAAACACGAGAGGCAATATGGAAAGAATGGTCTGACCGACTCAACGCTGAAAGCCGTTTGAGCCGACGAGAATATGACATATTGAGCAAAGCGTCACAAAACATAGATGATTATGGGGGGATGACTTCGCAAATGCTCGCATCGCACAGCACAGCGACTTCGGCTGAAATTGCCATGCTCATCAAGTCACACGGGTTTTTGTTTGATATTGAAGTGGTTGGCAAAGCGAGGAACAATGACTCAAAGGCACTTCTTTACGGCAAACAATCCCCAAAAATCATGCTCAAAAACGCCGACAATTTCATCGCTAACCTTTGGGATGTCGGAGGACATTTGGAAATTACCCCATCAGGCTCGCCTCGTTTGTTTTTGCCGTTCACAAGCAAAAGAGGCGATGAATTTACCGTTGTGTTAAAGGAGAGTCTTGGCGTGGGCAACATTATGTGGGAAGATCGTCAATTCGTCATTGAAGGCGACCTCTCAGTGCAAAAGGCAACCCGCCAAGCCTATCCATATTTGAATGAAAACAAAAGGGATGCCGCCGTTTTGCTCAAGTCCTATGAAGGTGATGAAACGGCTATGCGTCTTTTGACCTATACCTATGCCTCAAAGAAAGAGCAGGTTGAATTGCTTAAGGCATGGGGAATGTCTGAGGACAAATTGAAGCGAGCGTTTGAGGTGATTGCCCATGAGTGAAAAGAAACGCATTGACCGTTTGTTTTCGGCTCTTGGCATGGATATGGAACGCCATGAAACACCCACACCGCAGATGCCCTTGTTCACATCAGGTGTTCAAGAACCGCCGTTGTTGCAGGGTATCACCATCCCCGCACTATACGCCGCCTCATACGAGTGTTTGGTGTTGCGTTCAATTCTCAATCATTTGGCGACTGAAACATTCCGCAAAGGTTGGACATGGAAACCGAAATTTGTGAAGAAGTGCCGAGAGTGTGATGAAGAATACAACAAAGCAGTGGACTCGTGCCGTATGTGCGGGGGCGAGGTTCGTGATGCTGATAAGGGGCAATTGGAATATGCAAACGCCCTTCTCCATGAGGACAACCGAATGACACAATCATTCCTTGAAGTCCTTCGTGAAGTGGAAATGGACTTGAACATTGTTGATGACGCATACCTGATTCTCACGAAGGAATATTTCGTGGATCCCAACACAGGACAACCCCAATTTTACCGCATCAAAGAAATCACTCGTGCTGACCCCATTTTCATGCGTATCGTTGCCGATAAGCGTGGTGTGCGTGGGGGCAAACAATACACGAGCCTGTTGGACAGGTCATTCCGCACAAGTGACAAGGATGAGAAGTGTCCGAAAACAGGATTGCCCGTTGTTCCCATTCATTACATGAACCTCGCAGGTGTTGGTGCAGGGCAGGTCTATACCGAAGGTGAAGTTATCCATTTGAGCAAATGGTCGCCATCAAAATTGTATGGTCGCTCGCCCGTTGCTACACTATGGCGACAAGTGAACACGCTGATTGCGATGGACAATTATGTTTATTCGGCTTACCAAAAGAGGCGAATGCCGAGAGGTGTGATGGTAATTAAATCGTCTAACCTTGAAACCGTTGAACGAACCGCACGCAACATTCAGGAACACCTTGAGCGTGACCCACAATACATTCCTACGGTTGGTGTTGAAACAGAAACAGGTCGTGGTGGTCTTGAATATGTGCGTATGATGGACACCCTTGAGGAATTACAATACATTCCGATCAAAGACGACATTCGGCAACGCATTTCGTCGTTTTACGGTGTGTCAAATGTGTTTATGAACGATGTGTCGGGTGGAGGCTTGAACAACGAAGGTATGCAAATTGTCGTCACCAATCGGGCTTTGGCTTCAAGTCAAAACCTGTATAATAACCGTCTATTCCCTCTATTGCTTGAAGCCCTTCAAATTAGCGAATGGAAAATCACTCTCAATCCACATGAAGAAGAGGATGAAATCATGGCTATGCGAAGGGATGAAATGGCTATCCGCAACATGATGCAAATGAAACAAGCGGGCTATGATGCTCAATTGCGTGATGACGGTGGTTTCCTTCACTTTGATTACAAAGAAGCACCACCACCACCTCCGCAAACAGGCCCACCGCCCGAAGGTGCGCCACCGCAACAAGGCGGAGGTGCGATGGCTAAATCCCACATTTTACCACCAACGATAGATGATATTTGGAAACGGAATGTTGAGGATGACATTCACGGCTCTCGCCCCATACCTTCGGCTATGACAACCACTCATGGAACAGATTTGCGACCATTGAGAACACGGGGCAAATCACAATTGAATTTACACTCACGGAGAAGTGGTGGCAGAAGCCCTGAGCGTGTAAATCGTTTTGACGGAGAGCATCACATGAGCCAAACCGTTCAAGACAGGCGAAGCGAAAGAAGCCCTGCCGAATCCAATGTTGATGAGAAATTGAATAACCTCAATCGGAGGTTAGGTTTATGAAAACATTCATTTGTGTGAAGCGTGTGGGGAGGGTTGATTGAGATGACGGAAGGCTTTCTTGATTTTGGACTGATTACGAAAATGGATCCTATGGCGAGGCGCGCTTTGGCGAGCATGGAAGCCATGCAACAGGCAATCGCACACAACAATACCGATGATGTTGCCAAGCACATCAATGAGGCAAAAAATGCTCTCGCTATCCTTGAGCGTGATTTGGATTTGCACAAGTCTTTCATGGCTACGGCACAAATCGCCAAGAGCGATGAGGGTGGTGTTCAGGGCGATGGGCGTGTTCTCGGTAATGTGTCCCAACACCGCAACACCGTGAGCGACTATGACGGCACTGAGGGGGCAACCGTTCTTGGAGTGTCCCGATATGGGCGTTCCTCAACCTTTTGGCGACCACAACAGGACTGATTCAAATGTATCGTGCTTCACCATCAATCGCTGACCGCATGAGAGTGGTCGCTATGCGTGAGAGCATGATGTTGCGAAAACAGGATGGCGACCCAACAGGACAACAGGCACAAATGCCCGCACAGGTTTCACCTCCCGCACCCGCACCGACTCCACCTGAGTCAATGGGTGCGCCAACACCAAAGGAAATGGATGCACTCACCCAATCGGGCAAGGTTTATGCTTCAAGCAAAGAAGCCCTATCCGATTTTGAGCAACGCCTCACCGATCTTGCCACCGACATTACGGCACACATTGGAACAATCGGTCAATCCCGATATTCCGAAAACCTTGACGGTGATACCGTTCTCGGACACGCTAACTCCATGATGGCTTTGCGAAGCCGTGTTGAGGACATTCGCAATATGTGTGAAGTCATTCGTTTGAAGGACTCCGCTATGGTTCAACACACACCGGGTGCTGAAATGGGCGGAGGTATGCCCGACTTATCCTCGCTGATGAATATGCCCGCACCCGGCCCTGCGGGAATGCCACCGGGCGGTATGCCGATGCCCGGTTCAATGATGGGTGGTATGTGATGAGTGAGGAATTGTCCGTTGGGGAAGCAACCGCTGATTTGCTTAAAGAATTGGTCGCTGAGGTGAAAAGCCTTCGTGCCGAAATCACCTCACTAAAATCCGAAAATGCTATGCTCACCAAGGCTATGGATGACCCGGCTACCATGATGCGAAAGGCAGGTTGGCTACGGGCTATCACTCCTATGGCTGATGAAGTCTATGACCCTCTAAACAGGGAATTGGGCGATGGTGGTTCTTTCACTTCCGCTTTCAATTCGGGTGACGGTGCTATGATTGAAAAGCGTAGTGTTGATGAGGAATTGCGAATGTGGCAATCAATGGAGGCGGCGATGCCTCCAAAAATTAGCCCTTCAAGCAGGAATTACAGGTGATGAAAATGCAACCACGATGGCACGAACCCGCAAAGACTCCACACGGAGAATTGTTGGCTTTGGTTAAGGAATTGGAAAAGGCGACTTTGGAAAAACCCCATTTGGCTGACCGTGACAAAGACGGCAAATTGTCGGGTTGGGAAAAAGCCGTTGGTAAAAAAATTGAAGCCTCCAAGAAAGGCAAAGAAACAGGCGATTACAAGTCTGATCGTGGCGATAAGAAAATCCCATTCAAAGAAGTCAAGAAAGGCGATGCCCCTGTTTC